TGAAATATATAAGTATGTGGGCAAACCGATGACTCCAGGCAATATATCTGATATTCAGAACGAGGTGGCGCAGTGCGTGTTGCAGGATCCGCGCGTTGAGGTTGTGTTGACTGTTGAGGTGGAGGTAATTGCAAAAGCGATTTTGGTTTATCTAACCTTTAAGGCAATAGGAGTACAGGTCCCAATTAATGCAGTATTCCCTTTCAGTGAGGTGATCGAAGGTGTTTAGGAAGTTTACTGAGATAGCACAGTCCTTGGTGGAAGGGATATTCAGCGCAACCACCAAGATTACCGACCTAAACCCAGGGTCGATTATCAGAACTCTGATTGAAGGAATATCTGACATTCAGGAGAAGTTTTACGTTGCCCTAAAATGGTCTTTCGATCAGTCCTTTGTTTTGGGTGCAACCGAAGAAAATTTGGATAAGAAGGCTGCAGAATGGGGTTTAACGAGGAAGAAGGCAACTAAAGCCGTAACAGTTTGCGTGTTGGAGAAAGCAAGTCCTGTGTCGATCGATACTCCTATTGGTGCCGGTATTCTAGTCACAACAACGCCAATAGGTGGCAGCGAACCGGTTTATTTTGTTACGACTGAGGCAACTATTATTCCTGCCGGTTCTCAATATTCCAATCCAGTTGTCACTGAATGTACGGTTGCCGGGTTAATTGGAAACGTCATGACAGGTGAGATTAACCTTTCCGCCAGTACGGGCATTGACGGGGTAAGTAATACCTCTCACGCTTCGGGCGGCACGGATACTGAGAGTGACGATGATTTCAGAGCCCGCATACTGGAACTGCTAAGAACTCCTGTTAGGGGTGGTACAAAAGCGGACTATGAATATTGGGCGCTGTCTGTGTCCGGCGTGACAGATGCTAAATGCTATCCGCTTAATCGTGGGCCCGGTACTGTGGATGTACTGATCAATACCACAAGCGGGGTGCCTCCGGCGATTTTATTGCAGGCGGTTGCTGACTATATCGAAACGGTAAGACCGATTGGTGCAGACGTGGATGTAGTAGCGCCTAACCCCATAACTGTTGATGTAACCGTGACATTGCAAGCCAAAACGGGATATCTGGTAGTTGATTTAGTAGAACCTGTGCGTGATGCAATAGATAACTATATCAGCAGCGTAGCGATAGGCGATGTTGTGCGCTTGACCGGTATTGGCAACGCTGTCATTGATGTGTCCGGCGTATTGGACTATGTAATTATTTCACCTGCCGCAAATGTGACTCTTGGTAATACTGATGTGGCTGTACCTGGCGTAATAAGTGTTGAATAAGTGGGTGGGTGCTATGGATTTTGGTACTGTACTAAGAAACTTTTTCCCGCGCAGGTGGTTTAATTCAGGGGACTCTGCAATTATTGCCGCTCTTGGTGCAGAGTTTGATCTACTAGACAGTGACCTCGAAGAGTTTCGCCAGCAACTACTTGTTGCTAGTGCCACTGGAGGCTTAAGCGAATGGGAAACAATATTTAACCTGCCGTCTAATTCTGCCATGACTTACGAGGAACGGCGAGCGATTATTTTGTCTAGGATACGTGGTTTTGGTGCGCCAACTGTGGCTAAAATCAATAACGTAGCGAGAGTATATATTGAAAACGCGCGGGTAGTTGAGGCAGGCAATGTTTATCTTTATCAACTAATTATCGAATCTCCTGAACCTGCTTTGCTGCATAATACTATGGCAATGTTGAAAGCTGTTGATGTCATGAAGCCAGCGCATTTAATACTGGGCTATAGGTATATCGGCACTACATGGGATGACCTTGATGCTTTAAGTTTATCGTGGGACGAAATAGAGCGTTTTATATGGGATGACTTTGAGGTGTCAGTCAGGACATGGGACGATCAGGACGCACTTGATCTGACATGGGATCAGACGGATGGCGACAGTTGGGACGGGTACGAAAGTACTGTATTATGGTTTCAGTAGTATTATTGGGGGTGTGAGTATTGCCGGTTGAGACAGCGAAATTAGGGCTTAAAAAGCCGCTTGGGACGGATAAAGTAACCAGGGCGGCATATAATGAAAATCTTGATATTATCGACAGGTTAGTAACGCGAGATCAGTTTTATCTTGACTCGCTGAGCTATAACGAAACGGGAAGTGTAATAAGTTTTGTTCTCGGTGCTGGCTTTGTGGAGATTGTGGGAAGTGAGGTTGTAAGTGCTTCACTGAGTGTGGACACTGCTTGTAACATTGTAAATCCGGCCATTAATACCATTTATAACGTTTGCATTAAGAGTGACGGAACTATTGCCACAAATACTGGTGATATTCCGGCAGATAGCTTGCTGCTGTGGGAGATTGTAGTAGGTCAGAGTTTATCTGACCTGTCCAAGAGAGACAAGAGGGGTATTTTAAGCAATATCGGCAAAAGAGTTGTGGAGCACATTGACGATGACACTGCACATGGAATTGGTAATCATTTAACAAACCCTAATGCACACACCCTTACTAGCAGTATAACTTACTATGTAAACGCTGCTACTGGCAATGACGATAATGACGGAAGTAGTGAAAGTCCACTAAAAACAATAACTGCAGCCATAAACAAACTTCCTGCGAGAATTAATGTCACCGCTAATATTACTATATATGCTGGTATCTATGATGAGAATGTGTATATCAAAGGTTTTTATGGCAGTGGCGCTATTAATATTAGGAGGCATACTGTCGACATTGTAAATATTAATGGGAGTATTGCTATTTCAGGTTGCCAGCTAACGGTTACATTGTCTAACTTAATAATTAGAAGTGTCGACATAGATAATAGTGTTGACGCCAAAGTGGAGTATTGCTTTATAAATACTGCGGAACCGCCTGTAAGTATATCTGTTGGGGTTGATGTAAAAAACTCAAACGCTTGGATATATGTCACAACAATATCAAATTGCAGTGGCGGTGCGATAGAGGCACACAGAGGTTCTCAGGTGCTTAGTGACACCAATAGCGGCGCTAATAATGTAATTGGATTGCGTGCGTGGTCAACTGGATGTATTGCAAAAAGGCTTAGCCAACCCCCCGGAACCACGCCTGAAGCTACTGTGGACGGCGGCCAAATCAGATAGGCGGTGATTTCTTGAACTTTTCCTCACCATTAAACATTAACAATGAATTAACCCCGGCAAGCGACTTTATGACAATTGTTGCTGACGTGGCGGACACGCCATTTCTACTGACAAATGATCCTTTGTTAGCTAGTGGAGTATATGAGCAGAAAGTTAAAAACCGCTTTGGTAGCGTCTTAGTTAATCGTGTGAGAGGTTTTGTGTATACAGACCAAAGCGGCACTTTGTACGTCGAAGAACGGTCGGAAGATGGCACGTGGACAGAGCGAAAGCAGGTTACTGTGACGCTAAACACACAAGCAGACACGGGTTGGGTAGCACTAACTAAAAAAATGTATCGGTTTAGGTACGAAAACAATGCCGACGCGCAGGGAGAGTTATATATTTACCAGGCAGTCGGTTTTGGTTTTTCGGCCGGCATATTCAAAGAACCGTTTAGCGGTAGTGAGACGGTTACACACGTATTCAGTCAGACGATGCGGGGGCTAATGATTAAGAATGACGGCGAAGAATCACTGTCATTTACTATTGACGATGGCCCTTCTGCTGGTGACACGCGGGAGATACTGCCATATGAGGGTTGGAATTTTAACCTCGAACCTTTTACAACTGTGACGATAACTACAAATGTTGCTTTCCGTGCTGAAGGAGTGAGTTGAGATGTTTTTTACTCCACCACCGATTACGACAGCGCAAAAAACAAGAGTGCTTGTATTTGCAGTCTCTGGCCCGATTGAGGCAGGTGTGGTCGATGTACCTATTATGTTTCCAACCAAGGGACGCGTTATCCAGGTTGCCGCAAGTTGTCATGTGCCAAGCAGTACATTGGTTAGTTTATCGGTAGAAAAGACTACTGAGATGGACTTTGCAGCAAATACAGGCTGGCAGTCTATTACCGTTAGTCAAATTCTACTTCAAGGAGGCAGCAAAGTAAGCGACCCGGCAACGCCAAGAGGTGATCCTATCTCGGAAAGGGATTACTTTAGACTAAACATCTTGGATGAAGTTGCAGGCCTGGAAGGTTTGTCTGTCGAAGTAGTTATTTTAGTTTAGGAGGGGGTTCTATGGGAGCACCAATTTTAACTTTACGAGATCCGATTACTTTACAAGAAATACCGCTTACTCTTGCAGCATCCGGTGGGTTTAATCCTGGCATTGTCCGGGCAGGTGGTCAGTCGGAAGAAAAGAGGATTTTAGTTTGCAATAATTTTGACGGTGTGGACGGTGTTACAGATGCCCACGACTTGACCGTAACGACTTATGACGATTTGAGCTTTAACGAGGTTAAGCCTCCGGTTGTTGGCAAGTGGCTAAATGTCCGCTGTCAATCGCTCGGAGACGCTGAATTTACTGCAGTAGGAGGAGTCAGTAACGATCATATAATCGGAGCTGCTGGCACTCCTGGTGTATTGAGCGGGGTAAAGCCTGCCGGTGCAAGTATGGAGCTTACCGACACTGCAAACTATGCGGATATTTCCCTGAGACTTAACGTTCCTGCTGACTGTATTGACTTTGGGGATCACGTCATGCAGACGGTTTTTGTATATACGCATGTCTAGGCAAAGATTGTTTTGGTTGGCTCAATACGCTGATGGGAAGCAGTTATCTGAGCGTGAAGGGGTAAGTTTTAGCCTAGTCGATAGATCAAAGCTAATTTCTTTTGGTTTGGAAGGTAACGGCTTTAGAAACTATTTTGATATGGCCGGGACATTTTGGGTGCAAGGACAGAGGTTTGAGGTGGGACGTGACGGACATAGGTTTACGCCTGGTGAGATACTGCAGTATAAGCACTCTGCTTTTGCTTTAGGTGCGGGCAGTAGGATTATTCAGCACAATATTGGATTTAGCTGCAATGATGCCAAAGTGCTGTTGTGTGTTCCGACAACAGGGAATCCCGCTTATTTAAAAGCTGAAACTGCCGACGAGAGCAGTTTTTTTGTTGCTCGAAATGGCGTGACATTAAGTCAGGTGCGGGTCAATTGCATGAAATGGGAATTAAAGAGGTGAGAATATGTCAGTTGGGCAACAATTATTAGCTCCCGAAGCTGGGTGGGTTAGATTTGACGGGTCAGATCCTAGGGTGGTTTTTATTGCTCCCTCTTCTGCGGCAGTAAATCAATGGAAATCAGACGCTAATGCACAATATTATAATGGTGAAGATAGATACTCAGCGGTTATAGGAGCTAGAATATCGTTCCTATTTACTGGAACTAGAATAAGATTACTTGATGTGGGAGATCAGTACAGGGCTTATGATGTATCGGTATCAATTGACGGAGTAAGTCAAACAGTATCTTTAGCTAATCTGGGTCCCCCTCAGACTGTGTTCTTTGAAAAAACTGGACTTCCCAATACAAAACATACTGTACTAATAACTCTGAATGTTGCGAATTATATGGGTTTTGACTGCGTCGACATAGATAGTGGTTGCGAGATATTTCATCCTGCATTAGCAAATATGAGAACTGCTTTTGCAGATGTGAGTGTTATTGGAGATTATTTAAAAGCTAGGTATGCTGCTTTGAGTGGTGCATTTGGGGCAATATTCGAAGTTGGTAATTGCACTAAGCCAGCCATATTACCTTCTGGGACTGCCACGCCAGATGGTTCATTTCTCCTGATATTTTGTGGATATGATTCTGAAGGGCGTAAATTATTTATAGCAGATAGAAATATTCAGCATAGCATATCCTACTCCACCCTAGATGCTGCTGGCATAACTACGGGCATTTCGATACTAGATAGTCCCGGGGTGAAATGTACTCTACAATTACCGACAGGCGGATCTAGCAGTACCGATAAGGATAATGAATGGGATAATATAGTCGCTGGCTCGTCACTTGGGGGACTTATTACTCCCGGCGATACAAATGTGTGGAATTGGCGTGGTTCTTTAGCAGCAACATGGACAGTTAATACTACGACAAACACCAACAAGGTTACCAGAGGAGAGTACAGCTACTCTGGTACTGTCTACGGAACTAATGACGTTTCTTTTTACACAACTCAAAATCCTAGCACTGCGTCTAATGTAGCAGGATTTAGACCTGTACTTTTGGTTGAATCAACGATATCTGTTAATAACTTAATGACTACTCCGTCATTAGTGCACAATTCTAATATTGCACTAACCTGCACATGTACAGCAGAAACTCAAGTCAAATATCAGGTTTCTGTAAACGGCGTGGTTGTGATCCCTTATGGGATATTAGCATCTTCTCCAATTAGTGTTAATTTAACATTAGATAACTCCTTGTTTATTGTTGGGACTAACACGGTTCAAGTAACAGCAATGAACGCGATGTCTGAAGCAGTCTCAGCATCAACCACTGTAACTAAAACCAATATAGCGCCAACCATAAGTGCAATATCGAATACGATCACAAGTTTAGTTGTCAGAATATTAGACGCTGACGCCGACAGTGTATCGTACAAGATAGAGCGCTTAGATAGCGATGGAGTAGTTTTGAGCACTATTATCGGAGAGAGAATAGCAGAACTAGATACAGATATTTTTATTGACCTATCATCCATTGACTTTTATGTCGGAGATCGGATTAAAATCACTACTACTGATGAAATCGGGGCGGTTACTGCACAGATAGTTGACCCTGTTATTCCTGACGCTGTGATTACAAATCCGGCAGTGGTATCTAATATACACATCGGGGACTCAGAGCTTACCGCTACATTAACAACCGACAAGGGAGAAATGCTTTACCGCGTCCTGAAAGACGGGGTGGAGATATACCCTTGGGAGCAGGTTACTTCTCCTGTAAACATAGACAAGGCATTGGCAAACAATCTATTTACTGTCGCTACTGTAAGCACAATAACGCTTGAAGTCAAGAATACTGCTGGAAAAACTGCTTCGTGGCAGGGCTTTGTGACGAAAAATAACACGCGTCCGAGCGTTACAGCGTCTACCAGTCATATGACATTAACGGCTAATATAACTGACCCGGAGTCAGACACGACGCGGTACAAGCTCAAAGTAAATGGTGTGCAGGTATATCCTGAGAGTGACTTTACCGACTTTTTGCCGACTCCTATTGACATTAGCTACAGATTTAATGCCTCAGACGTTATTATTGATGAGCAAAATACACTGCTAATTGAATTTGAGGACTCTTTGGGTAGTGCCGGATCATGGGCAATGCCGTTTACGCCTACCTATCAAAATATAATGCTTTTAAATAACGGTCTGTATATGTCAGATGACATGAGGAATGTATTGAATCGTCCTGACCTAGGCATTGTTAAAGCCGGTGGTATGTCAAGCGTTCTGGAGCTTATGGCCAAGAACATGACCGGAAAGACGCTGGCAGGTGTACGCATTTGGACTGATACAGTCAATGAGGGACAGACCTATCAATTCAGCAGGACAGCAACTCCGTTTGTAGCGGAAAATGATTTGTTGATTGAGGAAGAGCTTGTGGACGGTGCAAGTGCTACTTTTTATATGCGTGTTGTGTTGGCGCAGACTGTTACTGCTCCATCGTCTGTAGTCAAGGTCAGAGTGGAAGAAGTGATAGGGGCGTGATGCTGTGTACAGCAATGACGCTGAGGTATCGCTTAAGACAGGCAATGTCCTGTCCCTTGAAACAGCTTTCACAGTTGAGGTTGGTGAGGCCCTATGTCTAGAAACTGGCTTCGTTGTGCCATGGACAAACAATGGGGAAATAGATTTAGCTGTCGGAAAGATTCTGGCACTAGAGACTAGATTTGTTGTTGAAGTCGGCGAAGCTCTAGGACTAGAAACTGCTTTTGCAGTACCATGGCTAAATGACGCTGAGGTATCGCTTAAGACAGGCAATGTCCTGTCCCTTGAAACAGCTTTCACAGTTGAGGTTGGTGAGGCCCTATGTCTAGAAACTGGCTTCGTTGTGCCATACTCGAATAGTGCAGAAATTAGTTTCAGTATTGACGTTATTGCATCTGGTTTTCTTTCTGTCTATCTTGACACTATAGCTCCTGTTCTGAATATTACTGCGCCTGTCAGCGTGGTAAAAGGCGAGGATATTGCGGTTCATGTTACGAGCAGTGAGGATTTGGATAACTGGCAGGAGGTTGTCATTAAAGATTCTGCCGGTAATAGTCATGTCGTCACTGGTTATTTCGTTAACAAGAGAACGTGGCAGGGCATGATTAGCAGTTCTGTACTGTCTGTCGGTACTGCCCTGGTAACTGCTAGTTTTCGCGATGAGGTGCATAACGACGCTACCGAAACGTCAAGTGTCAATATAGCAAGGTCTGTTTTGCTCAGAATGAAAGTTCGAGTGTTCATAATTTGATCCGTAAGGGTCAATTAATATAACTAAATAGGGGAGGGATTTAAAATGGCAAGTAGTATTGAGGTGAATTTAGACATGAGTGGTCCGGCAAATCCAAGTATTTCTCTTGATGGTGGAGCAACCTATTCAACATCTCTATTATGCAACAGCACTATTGGCACTGACGATGTAATTACGACTGGGTACCAAATGAAGCTTTGGGGAGACGTTGACGAGTCTGAAAACGTAAATATCCAGACTGCTGAGGAAGATTCTGAATGGATAAGTTTCAGCACGTCTCAGCAAATTAAGTGGTCTGCCGGTGACGGTACTAAGACTATTAACTTAAGATTGCGTGACGATGTTTTAAACGAATCAACTGTCGCAACCGACACCATTATCTTGGACACTACTTCACCCATTATTACGATTACTGGTGGCCCGACTCCGGCCAAGATTTCCAAGGTAACCGGTAAGCGCGTAACTACCTTCAGCTTCCGCTCTGACGAAGGGTTTGAGGCTTACGAGGTTATGGTAGTAGCTAATGCCGGTGATGGACATGCCTCTGGTACCTTGATTGGAGTAGTAAATGGCTCTGTGAATATGTCAGGTAGTGCAGGCGGGTATGCTGCAGACACTGACATTGAATGCACCTTAGACGGCGCAGATTTAGAGACTGCTGGTGCTGAGGGTGTTAACGTCATTAAGGTATTTGTGCAAGACGAGGCAGGCAACTGGTCTATCTAATCTATCTAGTTGCTTAATTATAAGGAGGGCGAAGGCTCTCCTTTACATAATCATTAATTGTTTTTACGCGTAATATTTGAGGTATACAAAAAGTATACAAGTATACCTATGTATACCTCTTCGGAGGTTATTTTTATTTGGTTACCGGGAGATGATTTCATGGATTTCAATAGAATAAAAGTATGCGCGGGAGTGCTTGGAACTGCAGTTGGCAGTTCCCTTTGCCAAGCACTGGGCGGGTGGGACGCGCTACTAAGGGCATTAGTGTTTTTTATCGTGCTGGACTATGCCAGCGGGTTACTAGCATCAGGCATAGAGGGCAGGTTGAGTAGTCGGGTAGGCTTTAAGGGTGTGGCTAAAAAGGTTTTAATACTTATGCTTGTGGCTGTGGCCTTTAAGGTTGATCAACTAACTAGTACGCAGCTAATGCGTAATTCTGTAGTCGGCTTTTATTTGGGCATAGAAGGTCTGTCCATACTGGAGAATGCGGGCAGGGTGGGCATTCCTCTACCTGCAGTTTTGAAAAACACATTGGAGGTACTAAAAAACAAAGATGGTAAAGGGGAGGATAAAAAATGTTAGCACGTGGATCTAAAGGCGTGGACGTAAAAGAA